AAAGCCAATTCGTCTGACTCTATCAATTCTTTTTCAATTTCATCTAAATCTGTTTTATCAGTTACATGAAAAGTAATACCAACCGCATTTGTCACAGCCAAAGTCACTCGCTTTGTGCCTGCTTTTGAACAGATTAAATCACCTTCATTAAGCGTAACCATGCCCTTTTCAGACCACGCAATAATTTGACCTTTGGCGCACAGAAAAAAATGGTCTTTTTTATGTACTTTGCCAACAATCAATGTATCTTTTGGTCTAAACAACTTACGACAATACATCCCACCAGAAAAATAGTGTTCTGTATGCAAATCTTCCGTTTGTGGAAGTTTTGACATTTCATGTTGTAAACGCTCAATTTCCTCAAGCGTTGGCACATGGTTGTGGGTTAATTCCATATCAGACATTGTAATATGGCACTTTGTATGGAACGCCATTTATTGTTATATTGATGAAGCCAACGGGGTTAGCCGGCAAAGTAGCCGAGCCAGCCGTAGCCGTAGCTGCCGAACTAAAGTTAAGCAAATTCAAAAAGAACTGTTGCCACGCTCTTGTGGGGCGCTTAGTCTGTCCATCCAAGAATTCAGTCTGTGGGTATGGGTTTAACTGCGAGGTATTGGAAATGCCGTATGCCATTAGTTTTCCCCCGCTGTTGCTTTGAGATTAGCCGAGATAATCACAGCGTTAATAGGGTCGCTCACAACCACTTCGAACACCCTATCTCGCGCTTGCCCCAATCTGCGCCAAATGGCACGATTCTTGTACTTTCCTATCTTTCCGATAGAAGTCCAATGCTCGCTAGACCATGTAGAACCGCCATCGTTTGACCATCTCAGCATCGCTTGTGGGTCTGCGCCTACAACTTCGTTGTTCAAAGGGGTTGTGATGCCCGTCAAACCCACGCCAGGCTGAAACTGTATTTGCAGTTCATCAAAGTATTGCCTTTGTAGGTCAGAAACCAAATGTGGTGCGCGTCTAAGCCTACGGACATTCTGCCCATTGTCGGTGTAGTTATTTTTGTCCAACTCATAAATGTTGCCGTTGGCGTAGTCACCCACCAAAACCATGCCTTGGAACACCGCACAGCAATTACCTCTGTGGCGTGAATAAGTGCCATCGTTGTTTGTATATAGCCATTTATGCCACATACCAGAGGCTAAGTCATACGCCCAAGTAATGTTAATTGTGGGGAAACTCACCACATAAACTTCGTGACCCTCTAACTGGTAAGTCCACGCAATGGCATCGTCTACATATTGATTGGTAATTGAATTCTCAACCGCGTGGTTAGATATGCGTGTAGGCACATAGCCCTTCATCTGCATAATCTGCGCTTGACCTCGGTTGTTACGGGAAACATAACAGAATGAGTCACCAAAACGGGCAACAGAAAACTTAGCCGCAATGCCGTGTTGGGTAGAAGTGCCAGGTATCCGTTGGAAAGGGAAAGGGTTTCCACCCACATCTGTCCACACCTCTGAAGAAGCCTCACCCATTAAGTAGACTTCGCGGTGGTCAACAATAAGAGCCACTAAGTTATCTGGCGAGCCATCTTTACTAGAAAATGAAGTATTGCCAGAAATAGGGGATAAAACCCCAGATGCGCCCCATTGCTGAGATGAAGGGCGGTTGTAAACAAAGTAGTTGTCTACGATGTCACAAGTCTCACCCCCTGTGAACGCACCATCGCTAGAAGGCAAAACAGTCCAATTAAGGGCGTAATTTGTTTGCCCAGTAGACGAATACATCTGTTCTGACGCTACTGTCTGAGATGCGCTTACTGTGTAACTTTGCCCACTAATAGCAGTTGCGGCGGCGGCTGTCGTTTGCGTTGTGTTCCAAGTGCTACCAGAACCAGAGCCGCTTATGTTTGAAGTAATGCGAGTGCCAGCCACCACATTCGTTCCCGTTAGCACTTGACCAACAGAAATAGTGCCAGAAGTAAGCGTTCCAATAGTCAAAACACCCGTAGTCACAGCAATGCTTGAGCCTGTGGAAGCAAAGGTGTTAGATGCTGTTATTGTGGTGGCGGCAGTTATGCCAGCACCATAGACATATTGACCAACCGCTAAAGAACCGCTATTTACGGCAGTTGCGCTCAATACTGTTCCAGCAATTTGACCCGTAAAGTTGGTAATTCCAGAAGGCGTAGTTTGCGAATTGTTTACTGTATAAGTTCCAACTCCACCACTACCAGTACCCAAAGCCGTAATGATGGTTTGAGAAGTTACGCTATTGCCTTGGATAGTTTGACCAACATACAAAGTACCGCTAGTTACAGCAGAAACATATAGAGTTGTTCCAATGATTACGCCCGTAAATATAGAACCCGCGCTAGAGGTATACATCTGGCTAGATGCTATGGATTGAGATAACCCAATGGTGTATGTACCTGTTCCGCCAGACCCAGTTCCCAAAGCCGTTATAACTGTTTCTTGTAACGCGCCAACAGCAAATAGGTTTTGACCAACAGCGATAGTGCCAGATTTAATTGAAGATACAGTTAAAGTCGTACCAGATGTTGAACCCGTAAAAATAGCGGATGTAACAGTAGAAATTCGCCATGTATAGCGGTAAGTTCCGTCAACGATATAAGCGTTTATTCCGTTATCAGAGATGGTCACGCGACCAGTAGTCGTGTTTAACTGACCAATCATCGTGGGGGTTAGCGTATTGTTAAACACATACACATAAGCCCCACACACGGCAAGCATCCGAGTACCGCCAGATAGCGTTCTTAGCCCACGAACTTCTTGTTGGTTGGGTAAAGTTGCTTTAATGCTTAGACCAGGCGTTGGGTAGAGCGCAACTACCCCTCTGTCACCAGGCTGTTTGAGCGGGTCAACTTCTGGCAAGAAATTGATGCACTCATTGCTGTCCTGATAAACAGAAGTTGCGGGGTAGGAAGGGCCAACAAAGCCAAAGTCTGCCATTTAGACAAAGCCCCCAGTAAGAATCCATCCAGCATCTTTTGAGCGTGAGTTCATCAAGGCATCTGGGTATCTTGCCACTTGCAACGGACTCATGTTGTTGCGCTTTAGAGTCGCTTTGGCTTGAGCTGCATAGGCGTTAATCATCTGAATCTGCACCGCGCTTGCTTTGCCATACATAGGCATTAAACGCTCTGCTAGACACCAACGTAGCGCCATTGAGTAGCCTTGTGGCAACACAATAGGGTCATACAAAGTGCCATATCTGCTGAAAATGGTGTTAGCAAACAAGTGCATTTCGCCCTGTGAAGGGTTTGGCCACACAAACAAATTGCCCGTATCAGCGCCAGGATTAAAGTAAATCGCCTTTGGCCATGGGCCATTCAGCGTCTTTAATCCAATCATCTCGTAGTCTTGCAAGGCAAGCACAGAAATGGGGTAGTCCAAGCCACCATTGAGAATGGGTTGACCATTGGATGTGGTGTTAATACGCACAAAGGCAGAGTTAATCTGCAATGGTTTCTCGTAGTAAGCAGTTATCGTGGTCGAGGATACTGTCTGACTGAAGTTGAGTTTGTATGTTCCGACCTCGTTGACATTACCGCCAGCGCCCGTCAGAAAGTCCACAATCTTTGTTCCAGATGTGATGCCCGTACCACTTAAGGTTTGCCCTTGTGCCACAGCGCCAGAGCCAATAGCGGTCACAGTAAGCACATCACCAGTAATCGAGCCTGTGAATGACGCACCAATGAAGTTAGCGGTAGATGCAACAGGGCCAATCGTGTACTGAGTTTGACCCGCTATTACGGGAAAGATAATCTCAGTCACATTGAAAACCATCATGTCCTCATTTGACCATTGGTCTATGAGGTCATTAAGCATATCAAAAGCGTCTTGTGCGGCTTCAGAAGTGGGAGTTTCACCCGCCTCTAGTGCGCCTATGTCTTTTAATGCTCTGCTAATAATGTCGTATGGAACAGTCATGGTTTATCCCAAATTTGGCGTAAAAACTTGTGGAAGCCATGGTGGAATAACCTTTTGTTTTTCTAAGGCTACGACCTGCTCTTCTAGTCGTGATTCTATTATATTTGTGCCGTTTTGCATAGAATCAGCGCGTACCCAAGCAATTACATCTTCCTCTGTAACTTGCTCAAATGGCTTGCGTAAAACGGGGTCTCCAAACTTCCAATAGCCCTCGGTTTCCACCGATGTGTCTAGTTCACGCGCCGCTACGCTATATTTGACCTCTGTAATCAACCCGTCAGTAGCGTCTACTTCGTGGATTTTCCATGTATGTGTAATCATTTTGTTACCTTTAATGCTCGTAGTTCATCAGTCGTTGTGCATGAATCAACCACATTGGTAATATCCCTTAATCTTTGTTTTTCAATCACAATTTCATCAATTTTGTCTTGAGTTTCCAAAGCGCGTTGGAACAATACGTCTTGTGCAATCAATAAAGGCTCACGCTCGAAACGAAGGCGTTTCTTGGTCAGTTCTTTTGCTTTTACTAGGCTGACGGATACAACCCCATTAACCAATTCCCATGCGTCAAAAAAGTCGTTGTCAGCATTAGGTAGGTCTACATCTTCCAAAATGATGGAATGACTTGGAGTATCTTTGGCTTTGGTTGCCTCAATGTCTAGTTCACCAGTTGGAACGCAAACTGATACACCACCAGTTTCATTTGTAAAAACAATTACTTGTGCCATAAATATCCTTACCTAAATATTGCCACACAAGCGACAGACGGGTCTGTTAAGTTTGGCCCAGTATCTCTAACTGTAATTTTTGCAGATGCAGTTGAATTAGCACCAGTTCCAGAGTTAGCCGTAACAACGCAAAAATTTCCAGCAGTTGAACTTCTTGCCCAAGCAGTAACAGCGTAGTTAGCATCTGGCATGGCATTTGTGAAGTTAATTGTGTAATCACCAGCGGCATTTCTAGTAATACTGCTTACGTTTCCATTGCCAGAAATAGCGGCAGTTGAGCCAACAAAGTTAACCCAAGCACGACATCCATAAGCAGTAGCAACAGAACCATAACCAGAATTAAAACTCAAAGTCGCAAACGAACCATTTGCCGCAGTAGTTCCACCAATTGCTGGAGGGCTTGCTAAGTATGTTGAAAAGCCCGTTCCAGATACTGTTGAAGATGCAGATAATGTGGTAAATGCGCCTGTATTTGCAGTTGTTGCGCCAACAGTTCCGTTTATATTGATAGAGGCAGTACCAGTTAAGTTGGTAACAGTACCACTTGAAGGAGTGCCTAAAGCGCCTCCATTAACAACAAATGCACCCGATGAACCAGTATTTACCCCTAATGCTGTTACAACACCAGTTCCCGTTGTAATTGTTGATGGTGCAACTCCAGCACCACCACCAATCATTAAAGCGTTTGCCGCCAATAAAGCAGATGATGCCCATGTGCTGGCACTAGAAAAATATACTATGCCACCAGATGTTCCAGCAACAGTTAATGCTAAAGTTCCAGCGGTAGTAATTGGCGAACCGCTTACAGAAATTAAACCACCAGTAAATGTTTGACCAACGGAAGTAACAGTTCCAACGCCCGCAGATGCCGCCCAAACAAATCCAGTTCCGTTATATTGCAAAAACGTACTAGCCAAAGTTGGTGCAGTAATAAAAGATGTAGTGCCAGAGGCTGTGTTATATGGAATTTGAAGGTTTGAACCACCCGCAATATTTGTGGCTGTTGTTGCACTTGTTGCGCTAGTTGCTGATGTAGCCGTTGCCGCATTACCGCCTATTGACAAACCAGAAGCCGTACCCGTTAGACCTGTACCCGCACCGCTAAACGATGTAGCACTTAAAACACCCGTATTTGGTACAAAACTTAATTTAGTTGACGATGTTGTTGCGCCCACATTTCCTGTGGTGGCAGATGAAATAACTGGGTAGTAAGTAGATACTGAACTTGTATTGTCAGTAATGGCGATGTTTGTTGCGTTAGTTGCAGTCGTTGCGCTAGTCGCTGTGCTTGCATTTCCAGTCAAAGCGCCTACAAAAGTTGTAGATGTAACTGAGTTTAGACCAGCAAATGTCGTTACTGTTGCACCTAGTGCTACGGATGTTGAACCAATCGTTATGCTTGAATTGTTTAACGCAGAATTTGGAATAGAAGTTAAATCCGCACCAGAACCGCTAAACCCAGTAGCCGTTAAAACGCCCGTAGAGGGGTTAAATTGATACTTGGTAGACGCTACATACTCTGTCGTTAAATTACCGCTTGTGGCACTCGCATAAAGCGGATAACGGGTTGCGTTAGTAGTTGTATCGTCAGTTACGGTGGCGTAAGCAGTTGGTGTTGACCAAGTTGGAGTGCCTGAGCCGTTGGAGGTTAGAACTTGACCAGTTGTGCCGACAGCAGTAAATGCGTAAGCAGTACCGCTACCATAGGCAATGCCACCAGCAGTAGGAGTAGCCGTTCCATTTGTGCCTCCACGATTGATAGCAACAGTATTGCCGTTCCATGTGGCACTAGTGATAGA